AATTTTACCATAAAAATCATGATGCCCCAAAAAACGCGATACTATATAATTTGAGTCGCATATAATATACAAACGATATATAAACAGCACATCCCCCCCCCTTGACCAAAAAGGTAACTCACGCTAAAATGACACCATAATGCTATAGTGCGCATTAGTTGTCATAGCAACACTCCTTATTTGAGAAGACGCTCAGGAACTTTGAAGCCCTGGGCGTTTTTTGTTTGGGCAGGTGAGCATGAATGAAGAAAACAATTTCAAAACTGAGTTTAAGGGGCAAAGACCTTGAGGATATCGCGGTGCAGAGTCTCAGATGCGACATGAACATGGAGGAGCTTAAAGCATTGTTCAAGGCATTGCACGTGAAATATCACTACCGGCATTTGCAAAAAATTAAAAACTATAGAGCGCACGTGCGACAGGTGACCAGAAGCCCTGCGTTGGGTTACTGAAAGGGGGTAGTAGAGTGGCGAATGGAGTTTTTTCAGGCATAATGCAATGGCCGGTTCACGCCATAGAAATATTAATGGGGGCAATAAGCTTTATCGGTTTGTTGATAGGCATCATTTATAAAAATTTGCAGGGACGTATTGACAGACTATCAAATGGTGTTGTCTATAAAGATACTTGCGAAAAGGTTCAAGGTCGTTTTTGTGATGAAATAAAGGAAGTCAAACAGGACGTAAAAGACATGAGGAAAGAAGTCAATGAAGGAATAAGTGACCTGAAGAGAGAAATCATAAACGGTAGAGGGTAAACAATCTCATGGATATAGATACAATAAAATCCCTTTTAAAAAAACAGGCGTGCATTGCGGGACTGGCCACAAACTTGATGCGAGAGTACTCCGGCCATACGATGCTGTGCACAGATTTGCAGCTCATAGAGATTCACGTTGACGCGTCCATGAAAATATTGAGCGAGGAACTGGAGCCCAATGGATAATCCCTATGAATTTCGCAGGGTAAACGACTGGCAGTGGCCGCCTGGGATAAGAATCAGCGTGCGATCAATGGTAGCCTTGTATAAGTGGATTAAGAAATGTTTGAGAAACTCAAAGAAAAATTAGCATTCCTGAAAATCATTAAAACGATAGGATTTATAAGAGCATGGCGCATTTATAAACTCTACTTAAAAATCAAAGAACTTATAAACTACTTTAAGGAGAAAAGCGATGGATCAGGTAATGGAAATAATTAACTGGATCATTGACAATAAGGAGGTGATCCTGGGGGCCTGGGGGATGATCGTTGCGATTGCATCCTTAATCACAAAGATAATCCCAGGGGACGCTGATAACAAAATAATTGATTGGCTGCTCAACATAATTCACAAGTGGCTTGCGCTCAATCCGACGGCCACCAGCAAAAGCCTGAGGAAAAAATAAGGGGGAAGAATGAATCTCAATGATTTTGCCGTAGTGGTCACCAAAAAAGAGGGGAAAAAGAAAAGCATTTCTATTGCCCAGGTCAAAGAGGTGATAAGGATTGTGCTTACTGAGCTGGCCAAGAATCCAGATGAAGCCATGAAAATCATAAGGAGATACACGCACAAGAAATGACAGAGCGAGAAAAAATCATTTTGAAACTGGCAGGTTACGTTAAGACGCTTCCCTATATGGAGGCGTTTTTCGCGGTGCGGGCGAAAAATGGCAGAAGATTTGCCGAGGGATTTTTTTAATGCGTGGAATGAATTTTAGTGTTGGAATCAATCCGAACCTGTCGATTAATGATTTGTAATATTTTGCTACTAATGTCCTGTGGTAATCAGTGGTTTTCATCTCATACAATCCTTTCTTGTGAGAGATTTAAAAAGCGAGATAAAAAGAGAGAAAAGTCTTTTTTTCATGTTTTTGAGAAAAAAGTGAAGAAAAAAGCCTTTAAAATACAAACAGATATGATTTTTTGAGTATTTTTTTATGACCCTCAGAGAAAAACAGTCTAAATTTGTGCGGATGTTGTGGCAGCTTATAGGATTTGCCCATATCAATGGATTTGAGCTTACCCTCGGTGAATCCTATGTTGAGGTGGCAAAGTGTCCCCATTGCGGGGCAAAGGTGAGCAAGCATATAGATGATAGCACCCACTTTCATCGGCTTGCGCAGGATTTGAATCTTTTTAAAGATGGTGTCTATCTCAAAAAAACAGAGGATCATAAACTGCTCGGTGAATTTTGGGAGTCAATCGGCGGCTGTTGGGGCGGACGTTTCGGAGAGAGCGCACCAGGCGCAGGAGATGGGTGGGATGGGAATCACTATAGCCTGGAACATGATGGGATAAGATGACCTATAAAATTCCAAAGCTCACAAGAAATGAGATTGAGACCCTTCAGGTTGACGCAGCGATGAGAACCATGGGGAATCTCTCAAATTCACTAGTGGAAATTAATCAGGAGCTTGGTCTTGCCATAAGTGATTTAGGCCAGGCGAGAGTAAAAGTAGAGAAACTCAAAGCGGATAAACAGACAGTAGTCGAGCTTATGAGGGCTTTAAAAGTACTGGTGCAAAGTGGCTAAAAAGAAAGTTAAAAAGAAGACAACTAAAAAAAAGTTAGTAAAGAAAAAAGTTGCTTCGCCTAAAGAGGCAGCGACCGTAGATCAGGCTGAGGATAGCAAAGGAAAAGAAAAGCCGCGATTAACCTTTGACGAGATAGAGTGGATTAAGGCGCTACTGGCGGTTAATACAAGCAAGAAGAAAGTGGCGGATGAGACCGGACGGTCCTGGGATACGATAGACAGGATAGGCAAGTTAAACGAGGAGGAGATCGAGAAGTATCGTGACATAAAAAGGAAAGAATTTGTTTGTAAGGCGTGGGGGAAAGTAAATTTACTACTGGATAAGGTGACAGATAGCAAGTGTATCTTTGCAACGGTCAGTCAAATAACTACTGCCATGGGCACCATATACGATAAGGCAGCACTGGCCAGCGGAGAGGCAACGGACAGGGTACAGCACGATCTCTCAGACAATATCTGCAACCTGTTAAAAAAATGCAGAAATCAACGGCAGAAGACCTGAAGGAAGTCGCAAAATGGCAGCAAGACTCTGAATATTTTTTTAAGGAAATCCTGGGCATTCACCCATGGGAAAAGCAGATCGAGATAGCGGAATCGGTAAGGGATCACGAAAGGACGATCGTACCCGCTGCCTTCGGCGTGGGAAAAACCTACATTTCGGCGGCGATAGTGATTCAGTTTCTCTGTTCTTATTTTCCCTCAAAGGTAATTACCACCGCCTCTACCGCGAGACAGGTGCGGGATCTCCTCTGGCGTGAGATAAGGAATATCCACAAAAAAAGTCTTGTCCCCATAGGCGGCCGGCTGCTCACCCAGGTCCTTGAGTTTGATGAAGACTGGTACGCGGTGGGATTTACCACCGACGAGTACGATCCCGATAAATTCACCGGCTACCACTCAGAAAATGTGCTCGTGGTGTTTGACCAGGCCTCAGGTATTCCTAAATCGATATGGACCGCAGCCGAGGGATTAATGACCTCGGCGTTTTGCCGGTGGCTGGCAATTGGCAATTGTACCAGCTCAGACAGCGAGTTTTTTAAGAACTGCAAGCCTAACTCAGGGTGGAATCGCATCCACATAACCGCCTTTGACTCACCCAACGTAAAGGCAGGCAAAAATATTTACCCGGGAATCATCGCCCATGACTATCCTAAAAAGAAAGCCGAGCAGTGGGGGAAAGAGTCGATCCTCTACCAGATGTTTGTCATGGCGGAGTTTCCCCGGGAGGGCACTGATAATCTCATATCCTACTACTATGTAGAGAAGGCGCTGCTCGATAAATGGAATAATGGAGATCCGGTAGAGATAGGGGTGGATCCGGCAGAGTACGGAGATGATAAGACGATATTGGTGGCGAGGAGGGGGTATAGAATCGTTGAGATCGAGGTCCACTCAAAGCAGGATATCATGGTCACCACCGGCAATGCGATTCAGATGGCACACCGGCTGGCCGAGCCTTCCGGGAAGGATCCTAAACGGATCCCCATAAAGGTAGATACCATCGGAGTAGGATCCGGGATCCCGCCACGATTGAGAGAGCAGGGGTACAGAGGAATCGATGTCAAGGTATCAGAAAATCCCGCAGACAAAGACACCTATGAGAATCTCAGGGCGGAACTCGCATTCAATCTCAAGGATCGTTTTATAAATGAAGAGATCGGCGTTTCGAGCGATATCCCCGCGCACATCATAGAGGAGTGGGAGGCGGACACAATAGAGCCCAAATATAGCGTTAACTCAAAGGGGAAGTACGTCTTGGAGCCAAAAGAAAAGATTAAAAAGAGGCTTAAAAGATCACCCGACTACTTTGAGGGAACCATGTTAGCCTTTGCACCGACCAAGCAGCTTGAGACGGAGATCTCCTATCAGTCGGTGACGCAAAGACGGTTTTCTTCAGGGAGGCGTGCCTGGTAATGATAAAAAATATCTATCATGCGCTAAAGGATAATATAAAAAACAGATTGAGCAACAAGCAGGTAGCGGTGACCAATGTCAGGGATAAGTGGTTTAACTATCCCGCAAATAATCTCACCCCTTCCACGCTGGCCTCATGCCTGGAGGAGGCGGACACCGGGTATGTGAGTACCGCAATGGAGCTTTTTCAGGAGATTGAAAAGAAGGATCCGCAGATCCAGTCCTGTATGCAGATTAGAAAACTTGCAATTGTGGGAAAAGAGCGGGAGATACGACCGGCGTCAGAAGAAAAAGCGCATGTTGAGAATAAAGTTTTCATTGAGGAGCTCTTTGATGATATCCCTAATTTTGACGTCTTTCTGCTTTCTCTGGCCGAGGCAATAGGTTTGGGATTCGCGGTGAATGAGATCATGTGGGATGTGGTAAACGGCAAGGTAAAGGTGGCTGAGCTCATTGAGGTGAATCAGATCAATTTTACCTTTTACGACAACATCAAGGTGCTCACCACCCCCCGCTTACTCACCGATAGCAATCAATTCTCTGGAATCGAGCTTGAAAATAAAAAGTTTGTGTACCACCGGCATATTCCCTGGGGAAGGCACGTCGCGAGATCGGGAATCTTAAGGACACTTACCTGGTTCTATCTTTTTAAAAACTACAATTTAAAAGACTGGAGCGTATTTAATGAGGTGTATGGAATGCCGGTGCGGGTGGGAAGATATAAGCCGGGTGCCTCTCCCACGGAAATCGAGGCATTAAAAGACGCACTCGCAGATATGGCGAGCGATACTTCAATTGCGATCTCGGAGAATACGGTCATTGATTTTTTACAGTCAAGTTCAGCGGGCGGAAAAGGCGGATCAAACACCTATAACACCCTGGCGGATTACTGCGACGCGGCAATCGCAAAAACAGTCTTAGGCCAAACGGCGAGCACGGAGGGGACACCGGGGAAACTGGGAGATGAAAAAGAGCGGGGAAGGGTACGACAGGATATCCTTGAGTACGACTGCAAGAGGATCGAAAACTCCGTCAATGAGCAATTGATACGATGGGTGATTGATTATCAATTCGGGCCGCAGGAAAAGTACCCGAAACTGAAGATACTCTGTGAGACCAAAGAGGATACAAACCAAAGGGCGGCGAGAGATGAAAAGATAAGAAGGGCGTTTCCCAGCGTGGTGATCCCGGACAAGTATGTGTATGACACCTACGGAATCCCTGAGCCTGATGAGAAGGAGATAGAGAAAGAAGAGGAGCGAAAGAAGCTGGAGCTTGAAAAAAAAGAAGGATCAAAAGTTCTACCATTTAAAGAATTAAAGGGAAAAGAAATTATAGAGGTCGCCACAGAAGAGATCGACACAGAGATAGCGAGCCTGAAAAAGACTATCGCAAACCTCTCCCAAAATCTCACAAAAAAAGAGATGGCGTCGATCATGGGGAGGATAGGGAATAAGATCACGGCCTTTGAGGGCGAGCTCAAGGAAAAGGTGATCAGGAAAGTACAGCGCGAACTAAAGCCGCTCTTGCAGGGCACAAAAAAACAACAAGAAGTATTGAAAAATTTTACCACCTTTTTTAATAAGCCTGAATTTGTGGAAGAAGGATTAAGGCAGATGGAGCCGGCATCCCGGGCCAGGCTCTATATGAGAAATGAGCTAAAAAATGTCTATACCGATACCTATCATGAGACGGTAAAAAAGGCCTTTCCGGATGAAGAGTTGTATGCATATTCATCCGGGCCTAGAGATGCACGAACTGCAGACGACAGCATAAGCGTTGAAGAGCATACCAACCCCGATTACGGAGGGATGCCTCTTAAATATCCGGAAGAATGGGAGGCCGATCCTATCGTGCAGGCCAGCTTACGACCTAACGATAGAGGACAACCACCTATTATTCAACCCTTATTCATGTTTTCACCGGACGTACAGAAAAGAATTAAATCATAATAAAGGTAACGAAAAATGCCATATCCCACATTAGCAAGCCTACCCGATCACGTTAAGAAGATGCCGAAAGGCGCGCAGGAAATCTATCAAGCGGCCTTTAACAGCGCCTTTGAACAGTACAAAGGTGATGAAGGCAAGGCAACTGCAACTGCAATGGCAGCCGTGCAAAACAAATATAAGCAAGAGGGGGATAAGTGGATAGAGATAGAAGCAACCGACTATGATGAAGAAATGCTGGTACTCTCTCCGAAGGCGCTTCAAATATCGGAGGCAGCCGAGATCACGCAAATACTCCCCTTAGGAGAGTGGAAGGGGCACAAAAAGGGCATCTTTAAAATCACCAGCGATGTCATTAAATCAATGATGGAAAATTTTACGAAAGGGGGGAGAGACAGGGTAGTTGATTATGAGCACGCGACGCTCACCGGCCAGGAGGCGCCTGCGGCGGGCTGGATCAAGGAGTTAATTGACGGGGGAACTAAAGGACTCTTGGCAAAGGTTGCGTGGAATGACAAAGCAAAGGAGTACATAAAAAAGAAGGAGTACAGATTTTTATCGCCGGTATTCTCTATGAACAGGAAGGACAAAAAGACGGGAGAGGACACCGGCCCCTACTTACACTCAGTGGCGCTGACCAATGACCCTTTTCTTGATGGGATCATGCCGCTTGTAAATAAATCGTTTGTTAATATCTCAAAAATTGAAGAGTCAATAAACCTACCTAACAAGGAGGATTGGAAAATGTTGAATAAAATCACAGAACTTTTAAAGCTTAAAGATACCGCAACAGAAGAAGAAATCACCAAGGCGTTAACCGACCTTGTAAACGCAAAGTCTCCCGAAGACGCGCACACACTCTTAGGAATTGATAAAGACACGAGCATTGATAGTGTGAAGTCAACTTTATCACTGTGTAATGATACACTAAAAGAGCTCGGCCTTGAGACCGGGGCAGATATCGAAAAGGTGAAAGAGAAGATTGCCGCGCTTAAAGAAGAAGGCGGCAAAAAGATAGAAAAAGAGTATGTGCCCTTGAAAGATTTTAAAGCGCTCAATGATCAGATCGCCGAGAAAGACAAGCGAATCGAGGACATTGAGAAGACGCTCGCCTTAAAGGAGCAGGAGCGACTGAGAAAGTGGGCGGTTGACGATGAGAAACGGCTGACCCCCGCCATGTGGGAGTCCTGGGGTGAAGATATGGCGCTCAAGGACCCGGAGGGATTTGAGAAGATCGCCAACACCATGCAAGCTCAGATCAACACCGAGCGGATCAGCGGTGAGAATTCTGTTGAAAAACAGAACGATGAGAAACGCGAACAGATGATAAAAGAGGAGATGAAACTCAGCGATTGTGACTACGCTAAGGCTATGCTTACAGTAGCAAAGGATCACCCGGAGCTTTTCAAGGATGCCTTTGAATAGACATAGCCTCTAAGCCTTACCAAATTATTAAGCCCATCGTTTAAAGCGGTGGGCTTTTTTATTGCCGGTGAAACACAATTACAACCTTAATGGAGGATTTTACAATGGCTATGGGCGAAACCACGATATTAACTAAAGAATTATTGAGTGATGCCGCGGTAACCGTGGCGAATGTATGGGGTAAACTGGGGAGTGACGATGATCACTGCGCGGTGTGCTCCGCGGCTACTGATAAATTAATTGGGATCATTCAGCAAACCGCAACCGCAGCCGAGCAGACCATGAGACTAGTGCTCGTGGGTATTGCCGATCTTAAACTCGGCGACTCGGTAACCAGGGGCGACAGACTGACTTCCGATGCGAGCGGGTACGGTGTCACGGCAACCGCGGGACAGAATTCCGGCGGGTGGGCGTGTGCCTCCGGTGTGTCGGGCGATATCATTCCCGTGCTGGTTGCACCTCAGACCCTCTCAAACGCCGCAGGCGTAGACGGTCATTCGTTTGTGAATTACGCAATGGCGACCTATGATTTTGACGTTGACGGAGGCGACACAGGTGATATCGCATTGGGCGTAACCATCCCCGATAACGCGATTATTATCGATGGATTGCTGGATATCATAACGCCTTGTGTTTCTGTGAGTGATAACGGCACCATCGCTCTGAAAGCGCAGACCGCTGGGGATCTCCTGGACACGGTGGATGCCGACACCCTAAGCGGTGTCGAGGCCCTTATCCCCGTAGGCACGGCGGCGACTGCAATCAAGCTCACTGCGGCGAGAGAGTTAACGCTTACCATCGCCACAAACGACTTGACTGCCGGCAAGTTCATCGTGCTCGTAATGTATATCATGAGCATCTAAGAATCTCATAAACTAGAATCTCAAAAATAAAGCCTTGGGCAAAAAACACCGCTCGGGGCTTTTTCACTTTTAAACAAGGAGGATTTACGATGCCTGAACCTAGAGACATGCACGTCAATCGACCATTGACTAAATTATCAATCGCGTACAAGAACGATGAGTACATCTGGCCTAAAGTGATGCCGGTGGTAAAGGTGACCAAGCGGAGTGACAGCTACTGGGTGCTTGATAAGGCCGACGCCTACCGAATCCACGATGATAAGATGGGGCCGACGGCGAAACCCAATGAGATCAAGTGGGGAGTGAGCACCGATAATTACAGCGTTGTCGATCATGGCCTGGGTGACTGGGTTGCACAAACTGAGATTGATAACGCCGATGTGCCCCTGGCCCCGCTCGAACAGACAAATGAAAACTTAAATGTTGCGCTTGATAATGCGCAGGAGTATAGAGTCGCGCAGATAGCATTCGGCTCAGCCAACTATGGGTCAAATACTACAACTCCCTCTCCCTTGTGGGGTGCATCCAGTGACACCCCTATTAAGGATGTGATGGACGCAATCGAGGCGTGTTTTATGAGGGCAAACACCCTGGTGTTCGGCCAGGATGCCTGGAGCGCATTCCGAAGATTGCCGGAGATCATTGACGCCTGTAAAGCAGTGAATAAGGGCGGCGGTAGCTTTGCAGGCGGCATGGTGAGCCCGAACGAAGTCGCCACCCTCTTTGAGGTCGATGAGGTGGTCGTGGGTAGAGCGAGAAGGATCAGCACCAAGAGAGGGCAGACGGCAAGCTATGCCAGGATGTGGGGTAAGCACATGGCCGCGCTGCATGTGACCAAGAATCCCGGGATTAAATCCATTTCTTTTGGATTGACCTTCTCTGAAATGCAGCGGCAGACACTCACCGTGAAAGACGGCACCCGGGGCACCAAGGGCGCTACCTTTGTGAAGGTGTGCTGGAACAGTGACGAGAAGGTAGTCGCGAGTGATTGCGGGTACCTCCTGGATTCCGTAATCTCATAATCATTGACGAGGTGATCTATGTCGTACTGTGCACAGTCCGATCTTTTAAGTCAGATTAGCGAGTCTCAATTGATCAGCCTGACCGATGACAACGATACCGGCGCGGTAGTTGAGGGCATCGTGACCCAGGCGATCGCCGACGCCGATAGTGAGATCGACGGCTGGATAGGGAAAAAGTACCAGGTGCCCTTGACCACCGTCCCCGACATTGTACAAAAACTTTCAATTGATATCTCGCTCTACAATCTCTATTCCCGTAGTAGGGGAATCCCCGAGGACCGGAAAGATCGGTACAAGAACGCGATCACCTTTTTAAAGGCAGTGGCAAAGGGGGAGGCGACGCTCGGAGAGGATGATCCGGGCGGAAGCCCCACTGTTGAAACCATTGAGATTAATGTGGGAGCCGACAGAACATTTGATCGTACAAATTTAGAGGGGTTTTGATGATTAAAATAAAAGTCAAGACCCCTACGGTCAAAATCCCGAAGCTTTTGACCAGGCAGATAATGCTGGGCGCAGGTACCCTGATAGTCAATAACTACAAGCAACGCCTAAACCGTGGTATGGGGGTGAGCGAGAGTGGAAACATTGTAAAATTACAGAAACTCTCAGAAATCACCAAAAAAAACAAAGGCTCTAATATCCCTCTGATAGATACGGCGAGAATGGCGAGTGCATTCAGGGTGGATCCGGCGCTCACCACGGAGAAAAGGGCGGTCTTTAATTTCCCGCAATCCGAGTCATGGAAAGCGGGAATACACCAGAAGGGAGTGACCATAAAGCCGAAGAAGAAAGGCGGTAGGTTGTGCGTCCCCTTCGGTGATAAATTTCTGTTCTTAAAATCTGTGACCATCCCGGCGAGGAGGCACGTGGGATTTTCTAAAAAGGATATCAGTGATGCGCTGAAGTACATTAACTATAAGACCAGCAAACAATTAGAAGAGGGAACGAAAATTGGGAAGGCCAGGTAAAGAGCAAGATAAAAAGCCTAAGATATTGTGGACCACAAAAGACACGGAAGACGGTATTCCTATACCCTTTTTTGTAATTGCGAATCAGGCGGTAGTGCCCGAGAGCCTTATCGAAGAGGAAGAAGATCATGGCGGATGAGAGCATAAAAGAGTTGATCGTGGATAATATTACCGACGCGATAAGGGAAATCCAGATCACTAACGGCTATGCCAATACCCTTGAAACCCGGACGGTAGTTCGGGGAAGAGAAACGCCTGGCGCCAATATCTCACCGATTGTGATGGTATTTGAGGGAGCTGACATAAAAAACACTACACCGGAAAGTGAATTTGGATCGGAAATAATAAACCACCGGTCACTCTCTATTGTGGTTGATCTCTATGTCTCTACCCGTGAAAATCTCACCACTAAGTTAAACTCCCTGGAGGCGGATATCATAAAAGCCGTGATGGTTGATCAGACCCGGGGCGGGTATGCTACTACCACTTCTTTCGAGGAGTCGATGCCCGGCTTTGATGTTGAGGATAAGGCAATAGGGGGAAGGGAATTAACATTCCATGTGTCTTACACGATGATTGAGACTGATCCCTATAGACAATAAGAAACTAAAAACAATCACTCATTTAATCCCGTTATCGTTATCAGGTAGCGGGTTTTTTATATGGGAGGGCAACATGGCAAAACTGAAAAACGATGATCCTGTCACAAAGACCATCAGGGGCGTGGGTGTCTTTAAGGGTTACGAGGAAAGGGACGACGTGCCCGAAAAAGTAGTTGAATCGTATAAGAAACTCGACGGGTGGAGTGTGCCAGCCCCACAAAAGAAAAAATTTTCATCTTCTCTCACCACCCAGGAAGATGACAAAAAAGAGGAGGATTAACTAATGGCTGTCACAAACAGAATACAGCAAGGAAGGACAGTTCAATTTTTTTCAAAGGTAGAGACGGAAAAGGGCGTTCTCATCTGTCCAACGGCAACTGACTTTAATGTGATTGCCGGCCAGCCTGATTTCGGGCAGCAGTCCAGTTTTACCGACTCAACTGAGATACGAAACTCACGATCGCTGGTAGATCGATTTCAGGACCAGAGACCGGCGGGTAGTTGGAGTGTGCCGATGCTGGTGAGACCATCCGGTACCGCAGGCACCGCACCGGACGGAGCGGCGATGCTAGAGGCGGCGTTCGGCACAGAGGATATTGTGACCGATACGAGCGTCACCTATTCGTTTACCATGGATAATGATCTCCCTACCTTAACTATCGCCATCGGGTACGCGGACGTGGCGTGGTGGCTGGTGGGCGCGACGGTGAATGAATTAAAACTCACTTTGACCAATAAGGGGGCGCTGCAATTGAATTTTAGCGGTGGCTACATGTGGGATTGTTACGCCGGCTATACCGAGCTCGATGACTCAACCGGTGGTGGCGCCTCGGTAGAGCTTGCATCGGGAGAGGCGGTTAAGTTTACCGTGGGCGCTCTTATTCAGTTCTATACGGGAGACGCCTGGGATGACAACGAAGATGCCGGCTATGAGATCACCGCGATTAATTACGATGAAGATACCCTCACCCTGGGAACGTCAGCGCCTGCACTATCTACAGGTGATCTGGTCAAGTACTATCTGCCCGCATCCCCGACCGAGGTGGGAGAGTCGATCGAGTGCAGAACAGGGACGGTAGAATTTGATGACGTGGTTACCAAGGTGACCTCATGCGAGGCGACACTCGCCAATAACAACAGTTATCTTGAGGATGAGATCTCAAGCGATGACAATCCCACAGATTTTGTCTCTGATATAAGAAGCATCAAGGCCGCGACCAACATCGTATTGAGAACGGATGACCTTATCCACTTCAGGAACTCCCGGGCAAATACCCAGGTGAAGATCGAAATACTGGGGGGAGACGAAGCGGGAAAATACATGGCGTTTAATATTCCCCAGGCGGTAGGAGACACCCCGGCCATGTCGGGTGATCTTCAGAGAACCGCAGCCCTCAACTTCACCGGCCTCGGGACGACCTCACTGGAGGACGAAGCAACGCTCGTATTCACCTAAAACAATATTCAACCAAATAACTTTAACGTATCGAGAGAAAGGGGCAGCGCCTTTAACCGGGCGCTGTCCTTATCTTGTTAGAGGAGGTTTTATGTCAAGTTTCATTGAGGTCGTTACTGACGATGAAGAAATACCGTTAAAGGTTGGTGACTCAACGATCTGGTACCGCAGGTTTGATATCGAAGAGTATAACCGGATTGTGAAGCGGTGGACCACAAAGGGAAAAATTAATCGCGCAACCGGCGAGCGCATTCTCCACACGGACGATCAAGGGGTGAGCAATGACCTCTTGGATTACCTTATCAAAAGGTGGGAAAACATCAAGCATCCTAAAACTAAAAAGGATGTTGAGTGTACCAAGGAAATGAAACTGAAGCTCCCCACCGATATACGGCTTGAGATACTGGACAAAGCCGGTGCGAAGGATGCAATCGGTGACACTGAACCAGAAAAAAAAACATCCGTGAGTACGCCGAGTACATAAGATCGACCAGGAAAGAGATCAACGGTCAGAAGATCCTTACCTGTGAAGAGTGTGAGAAATTATATGAGGACGATCCCAATGGGACGCCCTGTGATTCCTGCCATGTGCCCCGGCTATGGCAAATCAACTATGAGGCATGGGAATTATACCAGTTTATAAACTCACAGTTTGTTTATGATTTCCATGCTCTCCCCCTGGTATTTGAAATCTTGAAACCCCGCTGGAGCCGGGCAGAGGCAGTCCTGATGCTCGAAAAACTCATTATTATCCACGCTGAATTAACAAAAAGAGAAGAGGACGCATAAACAAAATGGCTGATAAGGTCACCATACAGCTTGATGTTGATGATAAGGGATCGGTCAAGATAACAGATTTCGGCAAAAAATATAACGCCGCAATGAACAAGCTCAAAACATCAACTACCGCTGCGTCTAATATAGCTAAAAAGGCTTTTGGCGCTATGAGTACCGGATTGCAAAGCTTGAGAAAACACTGGCTTGCGCTCACCGCGGCCGCCACCGCGCTCCTTTATACCGCAAAAAGATTGGTTGATGCCTACCTGGTCCAGGAGAGGGCCGAACGACTACTCGCAGATGCGATGAAAACAGCCGGCTACTATACGGAGACAGCGCATAGCGAACTCAAGAAATACGCAACTGCTCTGCAGATGACTACTCGTTTTGGTGATGAGATGACCCTACAGGCAATGGCAATGATGGAGGCATTTCAGCTTAATACACAAGAATTGAAATGGGCTGCACAGGCCGCGCAGAATTTATCAGTTGCATTAGGCTTTGACATGCGGACGGCAGCCCGCTACGTCGCAATGGCCTTGCAGGGTAACATTGAGATGCTCGGCCGGCACATCGCTCAGTTAAAGACCAATATCAATACAAAACTGAAAGACATGTCGGTCACCGAGAAGGTCACCTATTTTATCAAATTAATGAATGAGCAGTTCGGCGGCAGGGCTCAGGCAGAGATGGAATCCTACGGCGCCCAGCTTGCATGGCTCGGGAATCTCATGGGAGATGTCAAGGAACAAATAGGGTTGGGGATTCTGGAGGCCTTCGCCGGTGAAAACATCGAGGCCGCCAGCAAAAACATGAAGTCTTTAGGACTCACTGTTATTGAGTGGGGAGAGAAAATAACAAAGACAATCTTTATGCTAAGCGTTGCCTTTGATGGATGGCGTAATGTGTGGGACATTCTAAAATTGGCCTGGCTTAATTTAGTGGAGATAATTCTCAAAGGAATAGAAAAAATACAGAAGGCGAATATCTGGCTAAAAGAATTATTGGGAGCAAATGCAGATGAGTTGAAAGTGTATTACAGAAATTTACTGAGTACCCAGGAGTCTCTCAGTGAGAATCTACAGAAACAAGCGGATATTACACAAAGCTTAACTGATCGAGGCTCGCATTTAGTAAAGGGGCTGGAAGAGATTGAACTCCGGTTCGCGGGTATGAGGGAAACCATTAAAGATATCCCCGATGTGATGGCGATGATTCCGAAAGAATTTGAGCTATCAGTGAAAGACATGCCTAAAAAAGCAGAGGAGGCAACAGAAGGGGTCAAGGAGGCCACCAAGAATTTAGTGGATGATAGCAAGTCACAGTATGAAGAGATGGGAAACGCCTGGAACGATAAGGTCGATTCAATGGCGGGATCACTAAAAGGATTTTTGCGGGAAACCGCTCAAGGTGAGTGGACAGGATTTAGTGATTTCCTTAATAAGCTGTGGGACAGAATGCGAAATGCTTTCTCAGACATGCTTATTTCAATGGCTATTGATTGGGCGGCTAGTATGTTCAAAATGCAGGAGGTTGCAAATCTCAATGTCAACGTCGCCGGTGGTGGCATTGGCGGGATAGCGGGAGCGGCAGGGGGCGGTGCCGAGGGCGGAGGGGGGGTTATGCAGCAGGGCGGCAGCATGGCGCTCAATCTTGGAATGAAAAAACTGGGATTTAGCTACGCCGGTCTTGCCTCAAGGATTCCCATGATTGGAAATATGATTACCTCAACTGAGTATGTGATGCTCGCCACCGGCGCGGTAGTGCCCGCCAACTCAACAGCAGGGGCTGCGGCAATTTCCGAGGGAACCGGAATGGCATCAATGCAGGGGTCACCCTATTTTTCTGGCGCTCTTGGCGCTGGAATGGCTGGCATAGCAGGCGGCATGATAGGCGCTTATGGCGGCAGTATGGTTGGAGAGACAAGAGGTGAGGGAGCACAAATCGGGGCAGGGGCCGGTATGGGTGGCGTAGCAGGCGGGGCATTAGGAGGAGGAATGGCGGCAGCTGGATTAATTTCAATGGCTCCGTTGATGGCGACTGGTGTAGGTGCAATAGTGGGAACAATAGCCGCCGCAGTAATGTCAGCTATGGGGCCAGACCAGGTAGAGCGCAGACGTCAGGCAAAGGGCGGAATGTTTACTGAAGCCTCTTCTGATTGGACTGCAGGAGAGTATGGCTCACTCGCTGAAATGATGGCAGCGCAGCCTAATTTTTTAAGGAATCAAAAATATCTTCACTATGCACAAGAGTACAAGGGCGCGGGTGGTGGTGGACTTGCCTACATGACGCAAGAGCAGACAACGATACTTCACGAACTCACAAAGTTTGGCGGTGGCGCTGCCCCGGCGGTCGGCGGTCAGCTCAATACCCTGACCTCCTCATTTAAAATACTCAATGCGACGCTCACGGACCCGGAAGCACTGGAGAAGATGAAAAAGTGGGAAGATAACATGAAAAATCTTTTCAAGGAGGATACCTTAAGAAGTCTGGAAATGGGGACCCGGAGCTTGAGAAACGCGAGAGAGGGACTAAAGAATTTAGGGCTTGAAGACGCCGAGACCATGACGGCGATGTTTGAGGCGTCACTTAAATCTCTCTTCTCAGATACGCTGCCCCTTGGGCCGGTACAGATAAAACGACTCTATGAAGATCTGCGGCAGCTCAAAGAGGATATGGAAGAGGCGGGATCCGCCGCCGCAGGGCAGGAGGTGGTAATGCGGGCAATGGCCGCCGGCTATGAGTTTACCGCAGAGCAATTAGAGCTGCTCAGAAGTAATGTCGAGAATCTGAGAAACCTGGAATACATAAGCCTCTATGAGGCATTCGGTATCGAGGAAATGGAGCTCGTGCCCGGGACCATAGACGACACCGAAGAGGCGATCGAACAGATGAGGGTCTCGATTGATAAAGCGAACGCCTCGATCGAACAGTACAAACAGTGGGTGAGCGAGCTGCCGGATGCGTTGGGCGAGGTCAAGAAGGCCCTTGAATTGATGGCCACTGCGATGCAGATAGGCACGCAGATAATGAAAGAGGCAACCGATGTGGTGGAAAATCTCTCCAACATTGGCGAGACCATGGAAGATTTCAAAGAGGCCATGGAGGCGGGAGACCTGGGCGCGATTTCAGACAGCCTCTATACGATCAATATGCAGTGGACGGATATGATCGAGCTCATGACCTACCTCACCGCGCTTATCCCTCAACTACAGGGTGTGACGTTTGTGATGATGGGTATTTCAACGGCCATCCAGGGGATTACCCTCGCTCTCCAGGGGTTTCAGATTTTAAAGACATTTATCAAGACGGTCCTTTCTTGGGGAGACAGAATCGCTGAGATGCGCGGTGAGATGGAGAAGTGGAAGGAGATCAAACAGATAATACTTGAGGCGCTATTTACGCCGCTTCTCCTGGTGTTGGATACGATCGGTATTCTTATACCGTTTTTCAAAGATCTCGCAAAGATTATCAGGGAGGATCTCGCGGATGCCTTTGAAGAACCGGAAAAGCAGGCCCTCTATCTTGAGGACATAATAAAATCTTTAAGAGCGATTTCAAAAGAGACCTTCATGCAGATGACCCTTGACATGGCGGAGTGGGGAAAGAACCTTGACTACTCCTCATTTGAATTGGCCCTCGAAGAAATGAAGCAATCCTGGGAGGGCTATTTCGACTATCTCTCTGAACATTGGGAGGATCTGGCGCCAGAGATACAGGATGCAATCCAGAAAAACATGCTCGACTATTTCGAGGATGCGATTGAAAAAATGTATGAGCAGTTTGTACGATGAAGATATGCTCAAGGGGCTGATTGACGAGCAGGCGGTAAAGACCTGGATGAAAATGCAGGAATCCCTGGCCGAGCAGGATTATGAGAAGTGGCTGTCACAGGCCCAGGAATTACGGGGGCTCATAATGGAGCGTTACCAAATGGAAAAGGCGAGGCTAGAGGAGCTTGAGCGGCAGATCGAGGCGATCTCTAACCTGCAGAGAAGTATCAAATTAGATCTGCAGGAGCTCGCCGGCGGGAGAACGGGCGCGGATGTAACCGCAGACATACAGGATGTAATGGGCTCAATGCTAGAGGCCATTAAAGGCGAGGACATTGACGAAGCGATTAGTAATGCAGAGGAGATGCGATCCTTGATCCTGGAGCGCTATGAGATTGAAAAGAAGAAAATAGAAGAGACCTACAAGACACAGATCGAGGCCATGGAGAAGATCAAGGATGCCTATCAATCACTCCATAGCAAGGTATCCGATCAGATATTGAGTATTACCACCTCCGGGGCAAGTCAAAAAGATATCTATGAGCGGATTGAGGTGCAGAAGGGAGAGGTAGAACGATTGCGGGAATTGGCGGCAGGCGCGGAGGGAGCAGAGCGAGCAGGCTATTTGAGTCAACTCTCAACTGCCCTGGGTGACTATCTTACTATGGCCGAAGAGGGGTACTCTCGACCATCACTTGAGTACGGCAATATTTATGAGGAGGTAGTCGCAGAGCTTAGGGCGATTCAGGAAGAGGCTGCAACCCAGGTCAGTTACGCGGAAGGTGAGGTCATCAGACTGGGAACGGAGATGAACGATAAACTTGAGGCGCTTAAAAATGATACAGTCACGCAATTGCAGTGGTTGAACGATATCATGGGCGGGGTAAAGAGCGGGCTTGAAACTGAGAGAGAGGCGGTGCTTTTAAAGATTGAGGAACTCAAGGGGTACCTGGATGAACTGGAGGGTATCACCGGTGATATTATCACAGAGCTTGGGATACAAAAAGATGCTGCTATTGAGGATATGAAGGCATACTGGAATGAGAAACTTGAAACACTTGGTGGTATAGAGGCACAAAACAGGGACTGGAACAGAGATTCGGCGATTTATTTGGGTCGGCTGGTAGGAATGTATAGAGTAGGGGGGATCCCCGGGTCTCCAGGGTCACCCGGGGGTAATAGGGGTATTGTCAGGCACCATGATTTACAGGGCACCTTTACGGTGCCCTATACCGGCTATACCGCAGAGCTCAAGGCAGGCGAGAAGATTGTGGGAGGAGGCGGTGACAGTATAAACATAAATCTTGGCGGTATTACGGTGAATGCGAATGACGGAAAGATAGACATAAGAAAAGTCGAACGCCAGTTTATCCATGAGATAAAATGGGGAAATATCGGCAAAGCTATTAAGGACACAACAAGGAAGGTCGCGTAAATGGCGAATGATTTCTCAAACGTTTTTATTTTTCTCTACGATTTTGCCGAGACAGACTCAACGGTTACCTGCGATAATGAAGACAGCGCTTTTCTTTTAGAGAATGCTACTGAAGATTATGACCGGCCTCACAAACGATTTCACTCGCAGGACACTACCGAGACCACCATAGAAATGGGCTATCAATCTAGCATTGATACTATCTTTCTCGGCAACTGTAATTTTGACAGCTTTAAAATCGAGATTAGCGGCGTCCAGTATGATTTTACAACGGTCATGGATATTGACACCGGCATCTACAATGCTGTGATACGCCTTGATTCGGCAAGTCCTATTGCTTCATTTAAAATCATTATCCCCGCGCAGACCCCGAATAGCGGTGAGTCATTCTTTGCGATTGGTGTGATTTTGGCATGTATCCGGAAAGATCTCACTATGGGGCCGCACTATCCACTGAGAAAAACAGTGGAAGAGCCTACTGTGATGATGCGCTTTGACAAACAAAACAGTGAAATGCAGGAAATAGGCAGAGCATTTCATGTGCTGGAACTTAACTGGAATCAACTGAGCAATACGAATTTAGCGCAGTTGGAAGACGCGGTGAGAGTGGTAGGACAAGACGGCATAGTAGCCATATATGAAAAACGGGATGCCTACGAGGCATCGTATCTTTGTCAAATGCTCGGGGGATTTTCTACTTCCAGGGGAAAGAGCAGATATCATGCGCCTCTTAGCTATCGTGAACTCACATGATAATTGTAAGCGATATAAAAACTATAACGGAATCATCTGTCACCAGCGAGGCGGCAGGATATCCCCTGTCAAATGCCCTCGACTATAAAAAGCCCTGGCTAAAGTGGAGGTCTACTGATTTATCTGCACAGACAATTACTTTACCCTATTCAGGCTCGATTGACTGTGTGACCATCCTGGGGGCTAATTTTGAGGACATAACCCTTTTCCCTGTTCCCATCGCCCACTGGAAATGCAACGATGATGCAGCCAACACTACCGTTACTGATGATAGAGGGAATTATGACGGCACATCTGAAGTGAATACTGACACCATATCTAGCGTTTGGCTTTACCAATTCACTCATTACTATTCCTTCATCAATCCCCATGAAAGACCTTTGGAGTATTGCGTTTTGGATTAAAGGTGGAGATGATGTGGGAGATTGGGAAACTTTTTTCCGAAAATTTGACACCCACGGATTTGACATTAAATCTGATAATAGGGTTGGAGCAGACAGGCGGATTTGTATAAGACTTGATAGCAGTGGAGGTGCCGGCCAACTTAAATGCTATACTGACGCCGTATGTGATGATAACTGGCATTTTATTGTCTACTATGTAAACAACGGAAACGTGGGAGTAAGTGTTGACGGAGCGAGTTTTACCACCGAGACATACACGGTGGGCGATGGGTTAGACAATGATGCAGGATCTATGGTTGTCAATAGTAGTAAGGCACCGATTGAACTGGACAACATTATGGTCTTCGACTATCAGCTCACACAGGCGCAGGTATCGACGCTATGGAACGGCGGGGACGGTACGGAAGAGAATGTCGCACAGGATGAAGAACTGGGCTACCACCGGGCTTTGGGAGAATATCGAGGTCTTTTTTCTTTTGATGATCAGAGCAGCTCTATAATACTTCAAATCCCCAATCAATCCTGTGACGATAGTTACTTTACCATCTCAGGACTCATACCGGGAAATAAAACTACTTTCTCAAAGAGGTCCTATGGATCGCTCGACCATGAATTGATACACCCCGTTAGTGAAATTACCCTGGGAAGCGGGATTCCCAGGAAGGCGGCGCTCGGCAATAGATATCACACTATTGAGTTAAATCGTAGATACATGAATATGACAGCCCTCAGCGAGGGGAGAAGCGTAAAAAGACTCATGGGCAAAACAGAGCCCTTTGTCTATTATGAAAACCTGGATAGGCCGGAAAACGTATTTTTAGTCAAGCGAATAGGTGCCTTTGACTATCAGGAGGCCGGTATTCACAATTATCAAGATTCTTTTTTCTTGGAGGAATTGGCGGGATAACTTCTCTTAAATGTATACAAGGAGATTAAAAAATGAGTGAATCTGTATTTTGTGACGATGGACGTGAAGAAATGGCTGAGGTGTTTTGGAAGGGGAGCGATAAAACACTTTGCCTTTTTACAAACGATATAACACCTGCGAGGAGTGATTCCTATGCTGATTATACTGTAGCGTCCGGTAGCGGGTATGCTGACAAGACGCTTACCGGATCATCATTTAGCATTTCCACCGTGAGCAATGAGACAATTATTACCTATGCACAGCAGTCATGGACGTTTACCGGCGATGCGGGCACGATCTACGGGTATATCATCGTTACCACTGATGCAACTCCAATATTACTACAGGCGCAAAGATTCGATATCCCTCAACCCACCTCAAACGGAAAGATAATAAAGGTAACCCCGAGAATTGTTGATAAATCTGAGTATCCATTAAGTTAAGGGAGAATAGACTATGATTTGGCTCACACCTTCTTCAGCCTCGGGGTCTGGCTGGTACTATCATGA